ATGAAGATAATGACGAATTCGTATAAATATAAATATTAAGGAGTAAATATGAGCGAATATAATATAAAAGATGTTATCAAGATGGCTGCAGACGGCAATCCATCAGATTTCAAAGATGCTGTTGGATCAATGCTCATGAATAAAATACAAGATGCGGTAGGAATGAAGAAAGCAGAAGTTGCTGCATCATTTATGTCTGAACCTGAGGTTGAGGTTGAAGCACAATCAGAGGAAGAAGAAAATGTCGATTAAAACATTTAAAGAATTTGTCTCAGAAGAAGCACCTGCTAGCGATTACGTTGCGCCCGAACAGTTAAAGGGTGATGCTGAAGCGAAAGAACTTAAACCGCAATCAAAGGGCGAACAAGACTTTGTAAAACAACATAAGGTTGAAGTTACAAAGCATCCTGTTGCTGGTGAGCATATGTTTAACGGATCAAGAGAAGAGGTTCTAAAATGAAATCCTTTGCTGAGTTTATGACTGAAAGCAAAGCACAACGTGCTCTTGTCACATACGCTAAGAAAAGTGGTGGTATTGATAAGGACGATATGCTTGCGATTGCAGACATGATGAAAAGCAATCCTGACCCAAAAGATCTTGCTATGATGATTCGGGCTATGGACTCAGATCCTCGTGACGGTGTTCTTCAAATAATAAAAAAGAATGATAAGAAGTTATTCGACACTCTTATCAAGAACATGAGGTAACAAAATGGCAATCAAGGCATTAGCAAATACCGTAGCAACAGGGTCAGCGACCAATGTATTTTTGGCGACTGCTGTTCATCTATCAAATGATGGTACAGCAAGAACTGTCGTTATTGCTAACACTGCTGCCCCAAATGCTGCAGGAGAACACGGTGATTATGCAGGTAGTCAAGTATCAGTAAGAGTTCCTGCAAACGGCACACTTATAGTAAGAAAAAGACCAAAAGATACGGTAAGTTGCAATGCTGCAATGTTTGCCACTAAAGTAGCGGAGGGATCCTCATGAAACTAATTACAGAGATTACCGAAGAAGTAAATCTTCTCAAAGAAGCAAAAGAAGATGGTGGAAAGAACTACTTCATCGAAGGCGTTTTCATGCAAGGTAATATCAAAAACCGCAATGGACGTGTTTATCCAACTGAGGTATTAGACAAAGAAGTTGGACGTTATAATAAAGAATATGTAGAAAAGAATCGTGCTTATGGAGAGTTGGGACATCCAACTGGTCCAACAATCAATCTTGAGCGTGTGTCTCATCTTATTACCAATCTAGAACGTGACGGTGATAACTATAAGGGACGTGCTAAGATTATGACAGAAACGCCATACGGTGCGATCGTCAAGTCACTGATGGACGAGGGTGCTACACTTGGTGTATCTTCTCGTGGTATGGGTTCATTGAAACAAGGTAAAGGTGGTGTTGCGCAAGTGCAAAATGATTTTTATCTAGCAACCGCTGCAGATATCGTCGCAGATCCTTCCGCTCCTAATGCTTTTGTAGAAGGTATTATGGAAGGTGCTGAGTGGGTATTTAATGCTGGTCGCAATGAGTGGCAAATGATCGAAGCAGAACAAATTCGTAACAATGTAAAGAAGATGAGTGCTAAAGAAGTTGAAGCAAACAAAATGCGGATCTTTGAAGAGTTCTTAGAAACTTTACGACGCTAAAAGTTCTATTTTTATAAATAAATAACATGAGATAACTTCACGAAGGAGCAATCCAGATGTCTGATAAAGAAATCAAGCAAGACGAGGAAATTAAAGACCTCGACCAAGAAGTAGAATCTCAGGTTGATGAGGCGAAGGCATCTTTTGGTGTTGACGCTGAAGTTCCTGAACCTACTGGTAAGGAAGCAACTCCTCCTGGTGATAAACCAGAAGATGGTGATAAGAAAAAGAAACTCACCAAAGTTGCTGCAATTCAAAAAATCACCCAAGAAGTTAAGGGCATGAAGAAAGAGCAGTTCGAAAAAGTCTACGAAGCAATGCTTGCCGCACTTGAAGGCAAAGAAGTTGTTTCTGAAGATAAAGACGAAGAAACTACTGCTGTTTCTGTGCGCGAACTTCGACAAATTAAAGCAGGCGATGTAAATGTTGCAGAAGATGTTGCTGCAATGTTTAGTGGTGAGGATCTCTCTGAAGAGTTCACTACTAAAGCATCTACAATCTTTGAAGCAGCAGTTGTTTCTAAAGTCAATGAGTTACTGGAAACAGTTACTGTTGATCTTGAAGCAGAGATGGAAGTTGCTAAAGACGAGATCGCTGAAGATATGGCAGGTAAACTAGATTCATATCTAGAGTACGTTGCTGAAGAGTGGATGAAAGAAAACGAACTTGCAGTTGAGCAAGGTATTCGTGCTGAAATCCAAGAAAACTTTATGAAAGGTCTTAAAGACTTATTCGTTGAGAACTACATCGAAGTTCCTGAAGAGAAAGTCGATCTTGTAGACGAACTTGCTGGTAAGATTGAAGAACTAGAGCAAGCAGTCAACGAAGAAATGCAAAAGTCAATTGACCTTAACAAAGAACTAACAGAAGCAAAAGTTGAGATTATTCTCGGCAAAGTTTCTGATGGTCTAACAGAATCTCAAGCAATCAAACTTGCTTCTCTCGCAGAGGGTGTTGAGTTTGAAAATGAAGAGTCTTATGTTGAAAAACTAGAGACACTAAAGAGCAATTACTTCAAGTCTGACGAAGTTGTCACTGAAGAGACTGCTATTGATGATGAACCGCTTGAGATTGATGAGGATGCTGAAACCAAAATTGATCCAGGAATGTCTGCTTACATGAGTGCCATTTCACAGAGCATCAAAAAATAAATTTATATAAATAATAAAACATTAGGATAGATAAACCCCGTAAAGGAGACTAACAATGTATCAAAATGATGAATTAATCAAGAAGTGGCAGCCAGTTCTTGAGCATCCTGATCTCGAAAAAATCGCTGATGCTCATAAACGTGCTACTGTAGCAACTTTGCTAGAAAACCAAGAGAAGTCTGCTCGTGAGCAAGCTCAAGGTTCTGGTGGATATCACTCACCTTCGCTATTGGGCGAGGCAGCACCTGCTAACGCAATGGGCGCATCCTCTTCAACAGCATCTGCTGGTAGTGTTGACATTTACGATCCAGTACTGATTTCATTAGTACGTCGTTCAATGCCTAACCTTATCGCTTATGATATTTGTGGCGTACAACCAATGACTGGTCCAACAGGATTGATCTTTGCAATGCGTTCACGTTACACAACTCAAGATGGTACTGAAGCACTCTTCAACGAGGCAGACGTATCATTCTCTGGTAACACCTTTGCTGCTAACGCATCTGCTACTGGTGCTCAGGCAGGTACTGACCCAAGCGATCGTTCTGCTTCCTCTACTGGTGGAGCATACAACGTTCACTCAGGTATGACAACTGCTGAGGCAGAAAAACTTGGTTCTTCAGGTTCTCCTGCTTTTGCTGAAATGGCATTCTCGATTGAGAAAGTTGCTGTTACTGCTGTTTCTCGTGCTCTTAAAGCTGAGTACACAATGGAACTTGCTCAAGACTTAAAAGCAGTACATGGTCTTGACGCTGAAACAGAACTTAGCAACATTCTTTCTGCTGAGATTCTTGCTGAGATCAACCGTGAAGTTGTTCGTACTATTAACTACTCTGCTGTTGCAGGTGCTACTGTTAATACTACGACTTCTGGTACTTTCGATCTTGACACAGACTCTAATGGTCGTTGGTCAGTTGAGAAGTTCAAAGGTCTTATGTTCCAAATCGAACGTGATGCTAACGAACTTGCTAAGGCAACAAGACGTGGTAAGGGTAATACACTAATCTGTTCTTCTGACGTTGCTTCTGCACTTCAGATGTCAGGTGTTTTGGATTACACTCCTGCTCTTAACAACAACCTACAAGTTGATGACACAGGTAACACATTCGCTGGTGTAATGAATGGTAGAATTAAGGTTTACATCGATCCATATTTCTCAGATGCAACCAATAACTACTACACCCTTGGATACAAAGGTACTTCTGCTTTTGACGCTGGTCTGTTCTACTGCCCATACGTTCCGCTTCAAATGGTTCGTGCGGTTGGTGAGAATACGTTCCAACCTAAAATCGGATTCAAGACTCGTTACGGCATGGTTGCTAACCCATTTGCAATCAATGGCGCTCCTGGTCTTGCTGCTCCTGCTCGGTTGGGTACTGGTGATGGAAACATCTACTACAGACTCGTCAAGGTAGCAAACTTAATGTAATCTACCTAATGCGATAAAAACAAGATCTGTTTAAACAGACAGTTTTAGAGAGACCTTCGGGTCTCTCTTTTTTTGCCTATTGGTTTTGCTTATAAATAGTAGGTACAATAAGGATATAATATGGCAACCAATCCAGATAATAAAAACTTTCTATCACCTATTGGGTTTCAGTTCGCTATTCAGCGTTTGCCCAATGTAAACTATTTTTGCACGAGTGCTTCTATACCAGAAGTTTCTATGGGTGAAACAGAAACACCAAACCCATTTATACGACTACCAAATCCTGGAGAAAAACTAGCGTTTGGTCAATTGCAATTACAATTTCGTGTCGACGAAGATCTAAAGAACT